TCATCGATTTGACTTTTAAATTGCTCAAACGATTTTTTACTTTTAAACTGAGACTCATACTCTTTTAATAAAGTCTCAACTGTGTTATATAGTTCACTCTTTTTCATTTTATATATCCTTTTTTTTTTAATTCAAATAACTATTGTGTCGTTTGATAGAATAATTATAATATACTTAATATTAAAGTTTGCTTAAATTTAGTTAAATTAATAAGAAATTTTCAAATTTAATAAATTTTAAAATTTGTGGTAAATTTAATTTTATTTTAATATTAATTATGATATATCGCGCGAACATATATTAATGCGCACGCACGCGTATATCATAATTAATATTAGATTTAGTTTAAATTAATAAAAAAATTTCGAAATTTATATAGCCGACGAGCTTGGTCTATATTGGCTATTCTATAATTAATTAATTAATTAATTAATCTAGAATAATTTATATACGATTAAATAGATAGGTATTTTATAGCAGAATATTTTTGTAGCTTTAATTTCTTATAGTTTTTATTTAGGCACCGGGTAGCAAGGACTTGGGCCGCTAGTATTAAACGTACGGACACATAAACATAGCGGCATAAATTTTAAACTCTTTATTAATTCAACCGATTAAATATGAAATAACAGAAATAGCAGAAATAGCAGAAATAGCAGAAAATAAACAGAAAATAAAAGAAATACTTCATTATTAATTTAATCAATTAAATAAGAAATTAACTAAGCAAACTTTAATATTAATTATAATATAATAACTATAAATTAAATAATAAGGAACTCGCATGACAAAAGCACTCCTAGCGACTATAAAGGCCGAATATCAACACACAGAACCAACTCTATCACGTAAAGAACATATAAAATTATTATGTGAAAAATATAATTGTGATACTAAAGATTTAAAAGGTTATACAACTTGGGAAAAAGGACTAAATTTAGAGTCTAAAATAAAATTAGTTTATGAGACTATATTTGTACCACAAATAGAATTAGAACCTGATAATGAAGATAAAGCTTTAGAAATATCAGAAACAGCTGATAAAATTATAAAAGGTGAAATAGTTTCAAACCCAACTCAAACAAAAGCTACTAAAGATGGTTTTGAAGGACTTAGATTATTAGATACAAAACTACAAAAGCAAGCATTAGAATTACTTCAAGCTATAGATGAAGGTATATCAATAATTGAATCAGCAAAAGATATTAAAGATTTAGTTTCGGCTCATACTTCAATAAGAGATTCATATTTTAATACTCAAGCACCAATGATTAATATTATAAATGGTAATGTTGATAATAGTTCTACTCAAAATGAGCTTACAGTATTATTAGATAATACAGAGGATGATTGCTAATGTCTATACAATTAACACCTCAACAAAAGCAAAATTTAACATCTAAGCTATGGCGGCTTAATAATCTATATACAATAGTTACTAAAGATAAGAAAAAGAAAATAATGAAGTTGAATTATTCTCAACGGCAAGTAATTACAAAATTTAAGCATCCTCGTAAAATAATACTTAAATCAAGGCAACAAGGAATATCTACATTATATATAGCTTATTATTTAGATAGTTGTATAACTAAAAGTAATTATTCTGCTGGTATACAGTCTTATGGTAAAGATGAAGCCAAGAAATTATCACAAAGAGCACAGATAATGTGGGATAATATACCACAAGCAATAAAAGATGCATTAGGTATAAAGATTGTAAAAAATAATAGTGAAGGGATGCATTTTAGTAATGGCTCAATACTTAAAATAGGTAACTTTAGAGGTGATACACTACAAGGATTACATGTATCGGAATTAGGTAAAATAGCTATTAAATATCCTGAAAAAGCTAAAGAGTTACAGACAGGAGCTTTTGAGGCAGTAGGTAAAGGAAATAAAATAACTATAGAATCAACAGCTGAAGGTAAAACTGGGTTATTTTATGAAATGTGGCAAAAAGCATCACTCAAAGCACTAAATGAAACACAATTAACACCATTTGACTTTGAGCCAATATTTCTTTCATGGATGCAAGACCCTGATTGTAATTTAGATATACCTCAACCTATAAATGCTGAAATGTCTAAATACTTTAAAGACTTAGAGCTTAAGCTTAATATAGTTTTAGAAGATACTCAGAAATGGTGGTATATTTCAAAAGCCGAGCACTTAAGTGATAATATGAAAAGAGAATATCCATCATACCCTGAAGAAGCTTTTGAACAATCAGTAGAAGGTACATATTATAAAAATGAATATGCTACACTTAAAATAAGAAAGGATTTATATGACCCAAATCTAAAAGTATTTACAGCTTGGGATTTAGGTGTTAATGATGAAAATCCTATAGGTTTTTGGCAAATATTTTTTGATGGTCAAAAATATATACCTAGAATTATTGCAGAATATCAAGGTAGTGGTTTTGGATTAGACCATTATAGAGAAATATGTAATGAATTTAGTAGATTATATGGTTTTGTATATGGTGAAGATTTTGTACCTCATGATATAAAACAAAGAGAATGGACTAATGCAAAAACTAGGTTTCAGAGTATGAAAGAATTAGGGTTTAAACCAACATTAGTTAAAAAACATAGTTTATTAGATGGTATAGAGGCTACACGGCAGTTTCTTAAAGAAGTAGAAATAGATGAGTCTTGTACAATAATAAGAACAGCTATACAAAATTATAGAAAAAAATATGATGATAAACTAGGTGTATTTTTAAACTCACCTTTACATGATGAACACTCACATCCAGCTGATATGATTAGATACATGGCTATGGCTTTTAAATATAAAAGGCCAAAAGATATATATGCTATAGGTTCATTAAAAGCTAGAAAAATAAAAAATAGAAATAAAAATTTTAATACAACTAATAAAAATAATAATGGTTTTGATGTTTAAGTTAAATTTAATATTAATAATGATATAATAGTTATATTTAAAAATTTTTAAAGGATATAATATGAGAATTCCAGAAACATCTGACTCTCAAAAGCCTAATCAAGCTAATGAGAATCAAACTACTGAAGTAGATTACGAAAAGAGGTATAAAGATACTCAAAGTGCTTACACTAAGTCACAAGTTGAGCTAAAAGCAACTAAAGCTAAGTTAGAAGCTTTAGAAAAAATTACTCAACCTAGTATTGAACTTGATGAAAACACTAAACAAGAGCTTGATGCATTAAAATTTTCTGACCCTGATGCTTGGAGAGCTAAAATGAATCAACTTGAAAATGAGGCTAAAATTAAACATAAGCAAACATTAGATAATGCGACTCAAGAAGCTTTACAAGTTTTTGAATCAGAAAATAGGTCACAAGTATTAGCTGCTTTTAATATGAGCCACAAATTAAATCTCACTCAAGAGACTCTTGATTTAGATGTTCCTCGTAGAATAGCTGTTAAACTTGAAAATGGTGAAATTTCATATGAACAATATTTAGTAGAAGCTGCAGAGTTTTTAAAAACTCCTAAAGCTATTGGTACTAATACTGAGACTATGAAACAACCTAATTTAAGTAATGTAGGTGGAGATAATACTCCTACTGACGGTGCAGTTAATAAAGATATTGCTGCTAATTATAGTAATATAGTATTCTAGGAGATAAGATATGGCTGATGGTACAGGTAAAGTAGCTTATAATAGTGACCTTAAAAGAAAAGCGTGGATGTCTGAAGGTTTAATCCAAAAATCTGCGACTTCTTGGTGGGCACCTTATAAAGGCTCAGGTGGAAAATCATTAGATTCTGCTATTATTATGGTAGAAAATGATATTTCAAAAAAATCAGGACATGATGTAGTTTATGATTTTGATGGAAATTTAAGTGGTAAACCTGTAAAAGGTAATAAAACTGCTAAAGGTACAGGTGAACAAAAGAAAAAGTTCTCCACTAAATTAACAGTATCTGATTATAGATATGTAGTTGATAATGGAACAAAATTTGATGGTATTGCTATTGGAGATTTATCAATTAATGAGCATAGAGATTCAAGAGAAAAACTTAGTGATTTGTGGGTTAGAAGTGAAGACCAAGCTTATTTTGACCTTGCTCAACAAGGTGCTGAGTTTGGTATTGATTTAGGTACTTCTGCAACATTTGATGACTTATTAGCAGTTGAAGAAGTTATTAAAAATGGTTATGGTTTTACTACATCACCAGCTGGTATTAGTAAAAGATTACCAATGAAACCATTTAAACTAGCTAATGGTGAACCTGTTTGGTTATGGTTAGCTGACGTATCTTTTAAAAGAAAATTATTAGCTTCTGCTGGTATGCAAGCTATTTTACAAAATGCAGATGTAAGAGGTAATAATAATAGACTTATTAAAGGTGTGTTAGGTAAAGTAGGTAGCATCTTATTTATTGAAGCAGATACATTCTTTGGTTCTACTGAAGGTAGTATTTTAACTAATGGTTATTATGAGTATGAGAATACTGGAGTAGAGATTCCAGGTCTTAGAAAATATGATTCTATTAATGAAGTTTGGTCAGGTGAAGAAGGTTTTGATATTACATCAACATTAAAATCTAGAAGTGTTATTTTAGGTGCTGGGGCATTCCAAAAAGCAAATGGTTTAATGCCAGATTATAAATACGAAGCAACAGATTTTGAAAAATTCTCAGAATCATGTTTAGAAACTTGGTGTGCGGCTAAAAGTACAAAACTATTAGCTGAAAATAAAGATAATGACGATGGTAAACTTGCAGGTTATAACTGGGGTTCTATGTTCGTTGATATTACAGTTCAAACTGCTTAAGGAGTAAAATATGGCTGATTTAAGACAATCTGATAAAAATAGACAAAAGAAAACTCTTTCTATTTTTGCATCTGGAATTATTTCAACGTCATCTACTATGGATGATAATTTATTTACTCTTCCAGTAGCATCATTAGTTACAAATGTATATGCTATAGTAACTACTGCATCTGGAACTGCTACTGATACAGTAGATGTAAAAGTAGGTTCTACAGTAGTTGCAAATGAAGTAGTAGTTGGAGCAACTGGAGTAGCTTCAGGTACAGTTTCTGAAACATATTTCCCAACAGGTGGAGATGTTACTGTAGTAGCTGGTGCTGATGCTCCTGATGATGCAGGTAGAATTAAAATTGTTGTTGAGTATATTGAAACTGAATTAACTTCAGGTGAATTTACTGACTAATTAATAGGAGACTCTTATAAATAGAGTCTCTATTTAACTAGTTAGGAGTATTATAATGAGTAGAGTTACAGATATTATATCTAATGTTAGAACTTCTATAGCAGATAAAGATAAAAATAGATGGTCTGATGATGATTTAATGCTATTTCTTAATCGAGGAATAGAAGAAATTTGTCAAATAGCTAAAGCATATAAAATAAAAACATATTTAGCTATTCAATCAGGTATATCTACTTATGATTTAAGAGATACTTTTTATACTTTTACTAGGATAGAATATAATGATATAGAAGTAGATAAAAAAACTACTAAAGAATTATTTAGACTTGATTCTTCTTGGAAAACAGCTGTAGGTTCAGATATAAAATTTATAACTTTTGATAATTTACCTATAGGTGTATTTAGAATATATCCAATCATAGAAGATACTATATCTCCTATAACTCAAAATAGTTTATATGGAGGTTTGATAGATATAACTACATCTGATGATGTAATAAATGCTGCTAATTTAGAGGATTTACCTACTTCAGCAACTAAGTATTTAACATGTTATGGATTAGGAAAACATACAAAGTTAACAATAACATCAATTGATGAAGATTTTAAACTAGATTCTATTTTTGATAATAAATTAGTAGACTTTATAACTGGTAAATGTTTTGAAACTGATTCAGATTCATTTAATTTAAATAAAGCTAATGGTTTAATTACTAATTTCTATAATTTTATAAGAGAACAAGCAAAAGTAATTAAAAAATCTCATAATACTTTACATTATGATGAAGTTCCATATATAGGATTCCCATATGACAATTAATATAAATAGACAATTATTAGGTGTAGAGGATTTTCTTTTTGGTGAAGGTACTGTAACTCAAACTAGAGGTGGTCAATCAGTATCTATTACTAAAATAAATGCTAAGAATTTACCTTTTGATGAAACTCAAACTTTATTTCAATATTTAGATTCTTTAGACCTTACTGCATTAGCAGATAATATAAATAATATTAATGCAGTAGGTTCTGATTTATTATCTAATAATTATATAAGTATAGTAGCAGCATCTTTACTATCTGGTGATTTATCAACTATATCAGGAGCTATTCCAACAATGGAAAGTATATTAACTAATATAGCTAGTATAAATACAATTTCTAATGATTTAAATGGTGATGATACTATAGGTATAGTTGCACAAGCTAAATTAGATGGTCATTTAGATAATATAACTAATAATTTATTAAGTATACAAAATGCTAGCACTAATGCCTCTAATTCTCTAGCTTATTCAATAGTAGCAGGAAATGCAGCTTCTGGAGCACAATTATCAGCTAATAGTGCTAGTTTATCAGCTATTTCAGCTAGTGGTTATGCTACTACAGCTAGTCTGTCTAGTTTATCTGCTAGTGGTTCAGCTACTACAGCTACTCTAAAAGCTTTAGAAGCAGAAGCATTTAGATTAACAGCAGATAGTTATGCTAATGAACCAGAAGATACTCCAGTTAAAATTTATACTTCTAATGGTGATGGTACATTTACTATAACTAATACATCACCTGCTGAATATTCAGCTTTACATTATAGTTTAAAATCTGAAGCTGCTTCATTAGTAGGAGATGCTGTTGTAGATTCAGTTAAATTTACTGGAGGTACAGGTAATCAAGGTTTAGTATCTTGGAATAATGATGAAGAAACATTAGATTTAGTACAAAATGGTGCTATTTTACAACTTGGACAAGAACTACAATGGTATTGTAGAAATGGTACTGCATCTACTATTACTGAGGGTACTCCTGTTATGGCTACAGGTACTATAGGAGCTAGTGGAAGAATTACTATTGCTCCTTGGGACCCTGCTGTAGATATAGATGGCCAACTTTATCTAGGTGCTGTAACATATGATATTGCTCCAGGAGTAGATGGCAAAGTAACACACTTCGGTAAATTAAGACAGTTAGATACATCTGCTTGGAATGATGGAGATAAGTTATGGTTAGATAATAGTACAGTAGGAGCATTTACAAATATTGAGCCTACAAGTGGTATAAAAATACTTACTGGGTATGTTATACACTCTGACGTTAATGTTGGAACTATTGCTATAAGAGTTAATAATGTAGATTTAAATGCTTATGAACCTAAAGACTCTACTATTCTTAGATATGCTGATATAGGTGATACTGTTCAAGGTTATAGTATAGATATAACTACACAAGGTAATACTTTTAATGGTAACTCACAGTTAGTTCAAACAACTGCAAGTGGTAAAATGCCTGCTTTAGATGGAAGTAATTTAACTAGTTTAACTGAAAGTCAAATAACTGATTTAGATAAGTATACTCAATCAGAAACTGATTCTTTACTTAATTATAAATTAGATGCAAGTGGTGGGACTGCTACAAACTTAATCCAAGCAGGTACATTAACATTAGCTACCGGTACTGGTGGTGCTTCTATTGGAGGGGTACCTATGCAATATTTAAGTGCTGCTGCAAATGTTACTTTTACAGATGGGTTATCTAATGGGCAACAATTAAAATATGTATTAGTTAATAATGGATATACTTTAGATTCTAGTGTAGTTACATGGTGGGGAGGTTCTGCTCCTACATTAGGTACAACAGATGAATTTGAGTTCTATAAACTAAATGGGACTCTATATGGTAAACACACAGGGAGTATGTAATGTTAATAACTAATTCTCAAGATTTAAGTTTAACTGCAAGTGTGAGTACTAGTATCAAGGATGTGTTTAGTACGTATGTTTATACAGCAACTGTAGGTACAGAACCAATAGTAAATAATATCAATCTAACTGATGAAGGTGGTATGGTGTGGGTTAAATCACGTGATATTATATTTAATTACGGGATATTTGATACAGAGAGAGGTAAAGATTATTACTTATCTTCTAATACTACATCTGATAGTACTTATATACTTGACATCTGTAAGTTTTATACAAATGGTTTTTTACCTAAACCTACTACTATTTTTAATTATACTGGGCATAATTTTGTTTCTTGGACATTTAGAAAAGCACCTAAGTTCTTTGATGTAGTTACTTATATTGGTGATGGTAAAAGTGGTAGGTTATTACCTCATAATCTTAATACAGATGTAGGAATGGTAATAATTAAAAGTTTAGATAATTTAGAGGACTGGGCAGTAGCTTGTAGAACAGATGATTTAAAAATAATATCAGGTTTATCATTAAATGGTACAGATAAGGCAGGGTATACAGTATCTAATTCTGATGGATTTAATAGTTCTACTATAGATTTAACCTACCCTAGGTCATATGCTAATAGATTAGTTTCTAATTCAATGAATGTTAATGGCGTAACTTATGTAGCCTATTTATTTGCACATAATGAAACAGATGGGTTAAATGATGGGGATAGTAATCCAGTTATTAAATGTGGTAGTTTTACAACAGATGCAAGTAGGCGTGCTATTATTGATTTAGGGTTTGAACCTCAATATTTATTAGTTAGGCGTATTAATAGTGTTGGAAGCTGGGAGATACAAGATTATATTAGAGGTATGACAGTTGGTACAAGTTCTATTAGATTATTTGCTGAATCTAATCAAGCTGAAGAAGGTGCTGAAGATAATCTTTTAAGAATTACTCCTACTGGTTTTTATTCTGATAGTGGTACAAGTTATATAGCACCAAGTTCAGATTACATATACATGGCAATAGCAAGAGATACAACTACTAAGCCTAAGACAAGTGATGAAGTGTTTGCTATAGATACTAGAGATACATCATTACCTGCATATGATAGTGGATTTCCAGTAGACATGGCTTTAAGTAGATACATAGATTCTGCTAGAAATACTGAAGTAGCTACGCGTTTACTTCAAGGTACATACCTAATAACTAATTATAATACAGTAGAGTCTACAATAGTCAAGAACGTATTTGATTATAATAATGGATGGTATAACTCTGGGTATACACAACCTACAAAATACTCTTGGATGTGGAAAAGAGCTAAAGGTTTCTTTGATGTGGTGACTTACACTGGAAATGGAGTGGCTGGTAGACAAGTTCCACATAACTTAGGTGTAGTGCCTGAGATGATTTGGGTTAAGCCTAGAAATATAACAAGCAACTGGAGCTGTTATGCTGAAATACTAGGCAATGATAGAGCAATTTATTTGAACTCCAATATTGTTCCAACAGTGTCAGCTATATTTTGGAATAACACATCCCCTACAGATACTGTATTCAGCGTAAAAAATGATAGAGCTACAAATGGTAATACAGATACTTACATAGCCTACCTATTCGCAACAGTATCAGGTGTATCTAAAGTAGGAAGCTACACAGGTAATGGTTCAACTATCTCAATAGATGCAGGGTTTACTACTGGAACTAAGTTTTTAATAGTAAAAAGAACAAACCATACTGGTGATTGGATTATGGTAGATAGTCAAAGGGGATTAGATAACTTTGTTGAGTTAAATACTACGAATGCTCAAGCTCGTAATAGTGGTATATCTAGTACAACCACAGGATTTCAAGTAGTACACAATATTACTACTGACTTAAATAGAACCGGCGGAGAATATATTTACTTTGCAATAGCAGAATCATTATAAGGAGGTATAAATGGCTGAATACGTATTAAAAAAAGAAGGGAAATTCAATTCTATAGGTAGTGTAGTTACTAATTTAGAATTAGAATTTCCTAATTTATCAAATATTAGAAATAACATAGATAGCTACGCTGATGTTGTAATAGTTACACCAAGACCAGAAACTTTAGAGTTAGAAACTGCAGTTAGAGACGGAATTGAACTTATAGATGGTAAGTATTACCAAAAATGGAAAGTTCAAGCTATGTTTTCTGACTATGTGGATGAAGAAGGTGTAACAATTACTAAAGAAGAACAAGAAACTAAGTACTTAAGTGAACTTGAAGATAGGAGAATTAAAAATCTTAAATTAGAAGCTAGACAGTCTATTAGAGATATAGTAGATTTAGATGATGATTTAGTTAATACTAAGAGAAGTTTACAGTTTTTAATTAGAGGATTTGTATCTATGTGGGATAGTTTACCACAAGAACAAAAAGATGTAAATCCATATAAAAACAATTTAGATACTTTTTCTAATTTAATTAAAACTACTTTATTAAGAATTGACTTAGATGGAGATTCAACTGCTCAAGCTACTAAGATTACTGAAGTATTAAACCTTGAATCTATATTTAGTCAAATTGTTAATAACGAGTATTTAAGTAAAATATGAGGTTATTATGAGTGATTGGAGAGCCACAACAGATTACAGACTTTGGAGAGTTGCTGTCATCAGAAGAGACAGCCGATGTGTAATCTGTAACTCTCTTAAAGGAAGAAATGCTCACCATATTAATTCAGGGGCATATTTTCCAAAGCTGAGATTCAATGTTGACAATGGTATTACTTTATGTAGAGACTGCCATACTCAATTTCATTGTAATTTTAAAAACTCATTTAAAGAGAAATGTACAGAGAAAGACTGGAATAATTTTTTAGAGTTGGTTAAATACTTAAAGGAGGTTTTATGTTAACGCTAGATATTGAAGAGTACATTAATAAGTTAGAGTTAGTTCTTGGAGGGTTTAGTGCAGAGATGCCTTCTGTTTTACCTATAGGTCGTAATTCTGATGGTGTAGATGAGCTTTTATTACTAGAGGATTTTCATTACAAGACATTGAGAGGTACACATATTACTGTAAAAGCAGGATTTGTGTTTGATGGTGCTAGTATTCCTAAATGTGCATGGAGCATTATAGGTTCACCATTTAGTTCAACGTATATTAGAAGTGCATTGATACATGATATTTTGTATGTTACAGAAGCATTTGATAGAGAGTTTTGTGATAAACTTTTTAAAGAGATGTTGTATCAAGATAGAGCTGCTGATTGGAAAGTACCTTTAATGTACTCAGCAGTACGTATTGGTGGTGGTTTTGTTTGGGACAAGCATGAACCATTGAAAGTTAAAGAATATAAAAAATACATTCATGTGTATTAAAGGAGAAAAAATGAAAAAGCTAGCTAGTTTAATGTTTATAGGTTTAAGCATTTTATTTAGTGGATGTTATACATCGACTGGACAAGCTGTTTATAATTTTGTAGATAATAATAAAGTTGTTATTTATAAAGTACTTGAAAAAGGTGTTGTTACTTTTATGACAAAACAACAAATAGAAGAATTAAAACTAGATAAAGCTGGTGCTGTTATTGAGTATGCATATTCAGTTAATAAAATAACGGGAAAGGTTGTAGAATAGATAGAAAAGACGAAAAGTCTTCTATCTATTGTTGGTATTATAATAAATTTTAAGGTATATTATGAGTAGCACTAAACTAGATGATTTAAAAGCTGATATAAATTCAATAGCTAATAATTTAAGAGAAACAGAAAAAGAAGTATATACTAGAATAAATCAAAGTGATAAGAACTTAGTTGAGGTTAATACTATGCTTCAAGCATTACTTACAAAACTAAATGAGTTTATGGAAACTTTTAAAAATCACGATAATAATGAGATGGTAAAATATAGTAATATAGAAAATATGTTTTCAAAAGTTCAAAAAGAAACTAAAGATTTAGAAGTTAAAATAGGTGAAACTTATGCTACTAAAGATGAATTAAAATATTTATTAAAAGGTTTAGAAGAAAATAAAACAGCTATTAATAAAGGTTTTAAAGTATTTTATATTGGTAGTGGTATTGTGCTAGCTATTGGTGTTTTTGGTACAGTTATAGTTTGGTTATTAGATATAATAGCTAGTTTAAAAGGAATGAAATGAAAACTAGAAATTTTAAACAAGAAGAATTTTCATGTAAATGTGGATGTGGAGAAAGTAGAATCTCTCCTACTGTGCTACTTATTTGTCAAATAGTTAGAGACCATTTTAAAAGTCCTACTATTATACTAAGTGGATGTAGATGTGAGAAACATAATGCTGAAGTTGGTGGAAAACCCTATTCTCAACACTTAGTTAAACAAGTAGATAAAATGTCTCATGCAGCAGATATAGAAGTTATAGGAGTTAAACATCCTGAAGTTTATCATTTTTTAAATAAATTATTTAAAAATTCATTAGGCCTTGGTTTATATGAATGGGGTGTTCATATAGATGATAGAATAGATAAAGCATATAGGTGGTAACATGGTATTAAGTAATTTTACAGGCGGTTTAAATACAAAAGAAACTCCGTCATTTATACAACCTACTGAGTCAGTAATAAATCAAAATATAGATGATACAGAAATATGTATTCAACCATTAAAAAGTAATATAGCTACAGCACAAAATTTTGGGTCAAATGGAGCTTTTGTATATTTTAATGGTGATTGGGTTAGTGGGCCTACTTATACTAAATTTATAGAATTTAACCAATCTTTATTTTATGTAAATTCTTCTGGTGAATTAGTTAAAAGAGGTCAAGATGGTTTAGATAAAACTGTAGGTCTAGATGCTCCAACTACTCCCTTAACTGTAGCTACAACTAATGAAGTTACAGTATCTATAGATAATGCAACTGAAACCGAGTTTAATAATTATATTAATGAAGCTCCATTACCATTAGATTCTAATGACAGTCCTATAGTTCCTACAGAAGATGATTTACCAACTAATACATATCAATATTTAGTTGTATATTATAGTAATATAGATAATTATAGTATATATAAAGAAAATTTTTACTATGAATCAGAAACTAATATGTATGGTATATCTATAGATATATCTGCACCATCAGCTATAGAACTGGTTGAAGTGTATAGATTATATAATGGAGTATATAGATTATTAAAATCTGGAACTGGTACGTTTACAGTATTAGATGCTGTATTAGATATATCTAGTAATACTTCATTTAATTTAACTTATTTTACAGAAGCTGTTGGAACTAGACAATACTGCTATACTTATTATAGAATATCTGATGGTACAGAATCTGCTCCATCTCCATTTTCTAGTGAAGTAGATAATAATACTAATACTATGCAAATAAGTGGATTTGTAGAACCTATAGATACATCAGTTACTCATTATAAGATATATAGAATTGGTGGTTCAATATCTAAAATGTCTCTAGTAGATACTATAGCAGTTGGTCAAGTATCTTATGAAGATACAGTATCAGATTTAACAGTATCTTCTAATGGACAATTAGATACTTACGATATTATAAAACCACCATTAAATATGGTATGTTTAACAGAGCATAATAGTGTCTTATATGGTATAGTAGGTAATACTTTATGGTTTTCTAGAGTTGGAACAGTTGATATGTGGGAAGCCTATAATTATATTACAATGAGTGAAGAACTAATAGCTTTAGGTAGTGCAGCTAATGGTTTATTATTATTTAATAAAAATAAAACACATATTTTAACTGGAAACAATAATTTAACTCATGTATTATCAGTACTAGATAAAGCTCAAGGTTGTATAGCATCAGTAGCGGTTGACCATTATAGAGGTTCAGTAATTTGGTTATCCTTAGATGGTATTTGTGTATCAAATGGTGGATTAGTAGAAGTTATAACATTAACTAAATTAGGTAAATTATCTTTAAATCCTATATGCACAATGGTATATGATAATCAATTTTATTTATTTCATTCTACTGGAACATTAATAGTTGATTTTAAAAGAGGTGTTGTATTTAAAACTATGGATTTATTAGTTAATGGTGCATATTATAGTTCACATTTTGATAAAGCTTATTTTATAAATCCTAATGATAATGGTATGTATGAACTAGGTACTTCTTATACTAACTTAACATATAGATATAAAACTGGTAGACTATCTAGTAGAGGTTTAACAGGTATGCAAATATTTAAAACTATATTTATATATTGTGAAGGTTCTGATTGTACATTAACAGTTCATGTAAATAATTCAACATCATTTACTAGAACTTTAGTTGATGGTCTTAATGAAATTAAATTTCCTAGCTCAATAGTTAGAGCTTATTTTATAGAATTAGAGTTTGTTGGAACATCTAAAATAATTGAAATAGAGTTAAAAACAGAAGGAAGACAAAATGGGAACTAATATACAAGTACCTGTTGATTTAAAAGATGAAGTTGCTTTAAAAAGATTTTTACAACAACTTACTTCTACAATTGTTCAAAATATAAATTCTAATGATACTTTAACAGATGAACAAATTAAAATAATAGAAGATAAAATAGTTAGTAATACACAAGTAGCTCAAGAGTTTTTAAACCTAGTTTCTAAAATAGATACATTAAGAACTGATATAAGAACCTATGTTGAAAAGAACCTAGAAACTGTAATACTACAAACTCAAGATGATATAGCTTTAGTAGCTGAACAATTTGGTACATTTTATGCTCAAGCTACAGCTGCAGCCTGGTATGGTTTAACTGTAAAAGCTGGTAATATTATATCAGGTTTTACAGTAGGCTCATTAGATACAGATACCACTACACCTGGAACAGGAGGGTCTTTTTTTGCTATAAATGCTGATAGTTTTACAGTAGGTAAAGCTTATGAAGATATAACTGACCCTGCTGAATTAGCTTATTTACAAGCTAATAATTTACCTTATGGTACTATATATAATGCAGCTACTCAAGAAATAATACCAGCTTTTGCCATAGATTGGAATGGCTCAAGTTATGATATATTTTTTAATGGTAAAGTATCATTTACTAATATAGACCAATATGGAAATATTCTTACTAATTCAACTGTTATAGATGGAGACCAAATAGCTACCGGTTCTATAGATGCTTCTAAAATAGATGTAACTAATTTAGTAGTTAAATATGTTTCAGATGGTAGTGCTAACCCAGCATTTGAAATATCAGTAGATGGAGATGCTGGACCTAATCAAGATGCTAATATTTATGGTAGTGTAATTAGAGGTTCTAATATTATAGGCTCAAGTATAATAGGTTCTAGTATTACTCTATTAAATGCTTATAATAAATATTGTTTTCCAATGTTTAGTACTATAGCTGATGTTTCAGGTGGTGTGATAAATTATAATTTTTATGGTATGAATTCATCTAGCTATTCTAATAGAAGGATTTATAATGCTACATCTATAGTTAGTGTTCAAGGAGTTATTTGGGAATTAGGTAATGGTAATTTAGATAATGGAGGTAGTACTAACTCAGTAACTATTACATTAAAAGCTGGTTCAACAACATTAACTTCAGGAACTTATTATCATAATAATGATAAGACTATAATAGTAACACTAGCAGGTATGAAATTTGAAGTATTAATTGAAAATGTAGGTACTGGAGCATCTGTATATCATAAACGAGTTACTGCAATGCCAGGATATTGTACAACAACTAACTCTGCTTCTGGTACAATTCAAGCAATAGTTACTTCAGGTGATGCTTTACCAGTAAATAGTGTGGTTGGTTCTTATGGTGTAACTATAGATAATCAATAATTAATCTTATTTTTAATATTAAATTAATATTAATTATTATATAATATGCTATTAAAGGTCTATTATGAATATAAATTTAACTTTAGAAGAAATGAAAGAAAAATATTATAAAAAATCTGGTAAAGCTCATATAGAAGATTATTTATCTATATGGTATTCTGAAAATGTAGGTTTTTTCTCATACCAAATAATAGAAACAGAAGAAGGTAATATTCTTATGGTACCTGATGCTTTTGGTAATGGTATAGAATTATATAAAGAAGCTGAATTATTAGCTAGAGAAAATAAATGCATTAAATTATTAGGTGGAACAACTAGAGCACCTAAATTATATACAGAAAAATATGGTTTTAAAATAGTAGGATATATATTAGAAAAGGAGTTATCATGGGAATAGAAGCTGCTATAATAGGTTCAGCTATAGTAGGTGCTGGAGCATCTGCAGTATCAGCAAATAAACAAAGTAAAGCTGCTGAAAGTGCAGCAGATAAAGCTGCTGCAGCTAATGATGCAGCTTTACAATTTCAAATAGAACAATATAATGATTGGAAAAATATATTTGGAGATGTACAAGAAACATTATCTGGGTATTATAATACTTTAAGTCCTAGTACTTATGCAGCTATGAATATACAAAATATAGAAACTGAGTATAATCAAGCTAATCAACAAATGTTACAACAATTATCTCAAAGAGGTTTGGCTAATAGTGGAGCAGCTGCTCAAGGTATAGTTGATTTACAAAACTCTAGAGCATTAGCTGAAGCACAAGCTAGAACAAATGCAACTGATGTTGTTAAAAATCAACAAACACAATTCTTAGGATTAGGAATGGGACAAGATGTTCAATTAGCTAATAATATTTCTAGTTTATACGGTAATCAAGCTAATATGTATAATCAACAATCTAATATGTATGCAAATAATGCAGCTCAATCATATGCTGGAATTGGCCAATCTATTGGACAAGGAATAAGTAGTTATTATCAATATAATGCACTTCAAAATAATGGTGGAAGTAGCTGGTTAACAAATAATCCATCAGTAGCCTCAGGTGCTATAAAATATTAGGAGATAAAATGGCTGGAGAATATGGAATAGGACAAGGTTTAGTTCAAGGTATGCAACTTGCTACTCAAGGTATGTTAAAAGCTGAAGATATAAAAAATAATAGATTACAAATGCAAATGAAAGCACAAGAATATACTCAGAGAATGCAAATGAATCAACAAGCTATGCAAATGAATCAACAATCTATGCAATATAAAGAATTACAATTTCAACAATTACAATCTGAGCTTCAACAAGTTAAAATGGAACAAGCTAAAAAAGATGCTTGGACATATTTAGCTGGTTTTGAACAAACAAAAGATGCAAATGTTTTAAATATGGCTAAACAAAATCAATTTTTAGCTAAGTTACTAAATGATAGAGGTATTGTATCATTTTCTAATATATCTGACTTATCAGATGAAAAACTAAAATCTTTAGGTATAGATAAAACTAAAGACTTAGATATGAATATAGCTAGACCTGTAGTAATTAACAAAGCAGATGGTTCTTCACAAGTTGTAGATTTAATGAAATCTTTATATTTAACTACTGGTTATCTTCCTATGTTAGGTAAGCAAAAATTAGATGAGATAACTATTGCACAAGCGGCTAGACAAGAAAAAGAATCTTCTCAAATAGGAGAATTTAAACAACAAGCAATTTCTGAATTACAAACTAAAGTAGGTAGTGGAGAAATAAGTGCAGCTGATGCTTGGTTATTATTAAATGGTAAATCTACTACTAAAGAATCAGTTAAACCTTCAGAAATTAAAGCACAATTAGAATTAAATAAAATGGTAGAATCGGATTCTATATTAGATGCTTATAATAAAAACCCTGATGAAATAATTTCTATTATTAAAAATTCTAAAAAGAGTGATAAAGTAAAATTTGGAGATAAAGAGTTATCTACTTATGAAATAGCTGGTAAAATTGAAGACTCTACTATTGAAAGATATGGTAAATTAGATACATCTTATATGAATGAATTAAGAGGTAAAAAAGCTGTATTAGAAGGTTCTAATAGAATTTTAGAAAAATTAGATAAAATTAAAGATTGGAATATAGGTACTAAAGTATCAGTAAATATTGAAAATGTAGTTGGTGATTTTATAAGTTCATTAACTGATGATGTTAAAACAAATACTAAATCTGGTACTCAAGCTATTAAGCAATTAGATGAGGTTAAGAAAGATTTACCTGAAGAATCTAGACAATATATAGAAGCTTACGTATTCCCTATTATAGCCGATTATATTAAAGCTATGTCTGGTGCAGCTGTATCAGAGAAAGAAAGAACTGCTTATATGACTAGTATGACTGCAGGTTGGATGTCTGATAAATCAGCATTTACTAAATCTTTAACTGGATTTAGTGATAGTATTAATGATAACTATTCTGGAATGCTAGATACAATAGCTCAAAGAAGACCACAAACATATTTAGATATGAAAGTTGATATGCCAGAAAAACCTAAACCTTTAGTTGTAGGTGGTAAAGAATATAAAGTTGGAGATATTGTAACTCTTAAAAATGGAACTAAAGTTAAAATAGTTGATTCAACTGGTAAAGTAGAAGAGGTTAAATAATGAAAACTGATATTAAAACTCTACAAGATACATTTAAAATTAGTTATGATGCTTATAAAGATTCTATAGATGAAGCATTAGAAATATTAGATAATTATCATAATAGACAATATAATCAAGAGCAATTAAATGAATTACAAAGAAGAGGTCAACCTGCTGAAACCTTTAATGTTATAAAATTATTTACTAGAATGTTAATTGGATATTATTCAACTATAGTTAATAATATAAAGGTTAAGCCAAAGAAAATGTTTTCTATTTATACAGCTGCAGTGTTACAAGATTCAGCTGACTATGTATTTAGAACTAATAACTTTGATTCAGAAGGCGATAAAATAAAATTAGATTGTATTTTAACAGGTTTAATGTGTTCATATGTTGATGTTGTAGAAACTGGAGAAACAGATGAATTTGGTAGACCTTTGTATGATATTAAAATAAATCATATTCCTTCATTAGAGATATTACTAGACCCTATGAGTAGATTAGATGATTATTCAGATTTTAGATGGATACATAGATATAAATGGGTTGATAAATCTACTTGTATTAAATTATATGGTAAAGAAAAAGTTAATAAATTAGAGGCTTACTATAATAATACTGATATAAAATCTGCTGACTTTGTATATCAGTATAATAATGAGTTTAGAGGTAAGTATAAAGTATACGATAATTATTTAGTTATACATACTATTATTATAGATGATGAAGGTAGAACTTGGTCTATTCATTGGTCTGGAGATACAGAATTAAGTAGAAAAGAAATTACATATAAAGAAGTTAAAAATCCTTATAGAGTACAAAAGTTAAATTCATCTAATAAAACAGAATTTTATGGTTTATATAGAGAAATTTTAGAGTCACAAAAAGCAATTAACCAAGCTTTATTAAAAATACAAATTGCAGTAAATACTAATAGAGTATTTTATGAAGAAGGTGCAGTAGATGATATTGATGAATTTAAAGATGCCTTATATAGAGTAAATTCTGTTATACCTGTTTTAGATTTAAATGGTATTAAAGTAGACCAATTAACTAGAGAAATAGTTGACCAATATACTATTATAGATAAAGCTTTAGATAGAATACAAAGAGTATTATCTATTAATGATTCATTTTTAGGTATGGCTTATGCTTCTGATTCTGGTAAGAAAGTACAATTACAACAAAATGCTTCTGCTGTAGCTCAAAGATATGCTACATCTAAAATAGAAAAATTTTATAGATTATTAGGTATAGATATTTGTAATTTAATTAAACAATATTACACAGCTCATGATATTATTAGAGTATCAGATGAATACCAAGGTGATAGATGGGTAGAACTTAATGCGCCATTACAAATACCAACAGGTAGAATATTACCAGATGGTACACCTGAAACGAGGTTAGTATTTGAAGAAGTTTTAGACCCAGCAACTAATGAACCTATGATTAATAATAAAGGTGAATTAATAATGGCACCAATACCTACTGCTGAGTCTGATATATCATTTACAAGAGCTGATATTGAAATAGATACAGTAGCTTATAGTGATAATGAAGAAAAAGACCAAGCTATGTTAGATAGTTTTTTAAATGGACCCTTAGGTCAAATGTTATCTCAAACTAATCCTGCTGGATACTTTAAAGCTGGAAGTTTAGCAGTTAAAAATGTTAAAAGTAAGTATAGTTTAGAATTATCAGCTATACTTAATCAAACAGCACAAATGTTATCTCCAGAACAACAACAAATGATGCAAAATGGACAATTACAAGGTCAAATGCCTATGGGACAATCTGTAAATCAGCTACAAGGTAGACCATCACAAGGAAATGCTTAATGAATATTTTTGATTTAGAAAATGATATAGTTCAAGAACCAAGTGTTAAAGCTAATATAGAACCAAGTGTTAAAGCTAATATAGAACCTATTACTAGTGACTCAAACAGTTCTAATGCTGCTAATTTAAATATTTTTGACTTAGAGAATGAAATAGTTACAAATGAAGTATCTAGTCCATCTCCTGAAGATATAGATACTTTAAACAAAAAGAATGCTGCTATGCAAGCTGCTAGAGCTTTACCTAAAGAAACTAATGAAGAAAGAGCTATTAGAGACCAAGCTATTAGAGATGCTTCTAGAATAGGTAAGAATATAGTATATTTATCTGGTGGTAATACTATTATAGAAGCAGCAAAAGGTGCTGCAGCTTCTATTTTAGGAGCTAATCAATTAATTATTGATACTATGAAAGCTATTGGTATAGAAAATATATTAGATTTAAATGTTGAAGAATTAAGTGATGAAAATTTAGAAAAAATACAAAGAATAAATGACTCTATACAAAATAAAGACTTCTTTAGTGCTTCTACTATGGGTAGAATAATACCAACTTTAGCTACTCTGCCAGTAGCTTATCAAACTAAAATGGCAGCATTTATGTTAGAAGGAGCTTTAGGTTATTCTGAAGCAAGAGGTAGAGGAGAATCAGGTGCTTCCTCTGCTATTAGTGGTTTAATAGCTGGTGGTGCTTCTGCTGGAGTTATTAAATTATTTGAAATGTATGGTAAAAGAGGTGAAAAAGTATTAAATGAAGTAATAGCAGAATTTGATAATACTTCTAAGCCTGTTAGTAATAAATTAGATTCTATATATAAAAATTATGCTAAATATACAGGTAAAGATATAAAAGATTTAAATAACTATGATAAAACTATGGCTATTTTAGCTCAAGGTGATGATATAGGTGCTGCATATATGAAAACTGCCGCTACTAATGATTATAAAGCTAAAAAAGTATTAGATACTTTAAGTAAAACTAGAGCTGAAGCAGTTACTAATGCAACTAATAAAGGTAATATAGCTAAAATTATAAAACCTTTAGAAGAACAACAAGCATTTGCTAGTACTAAATATACAGAATTTAAAAACTTAATTTTTGGTAAAGGACCTCAAGATATTACTTTTATTAAAGAGCCAGTTATAGAAGAATTAAGTAATATACCAGACTTAAGTAAAACTCCTATTATTAATAAAGTTTTAAAAAAGCTTCAAAATGAAACCACAGTTAACTTAGAAGATTTATTTGATATAAGAGAAGCTATGAATGGTGTAACTGTAAAAATTAAAAGAGTAGATAAAAAAACTGCTCAAGCTATAGATGGTAGAGAATATATAGATAGTATTATTAAAGTTAATATGCCAGATGAATTTGCTAGTACTTGGGATAAATTAAGAAGTGAATTAAGCTTAGCTTATAGTACTAAAGGTGCAAATGCTATAGCATCTAGAAATAATAAATTTGGTGAGCTTTTATCACAAGTTAATAAAGGTGAAAGAACATATACTAGTATATTAAACGATATAGCTAAAGCTTCTGGTGGACCTAAAAAATTTAAAGAACTAATGCAAGCTATAGGTACAGATAAACAAGTTGAATTTGAAAAAGGTTTAGTTAGTGAAATTTTTAATAGTAAAAATAATAACTTAGGTAAAACTATAGAACAAATGAAACATTTAGGTTTTATAACACCAGAAGGTAAAAATTTAAATAGAGAATTAAGATTATTAGATGAAGCTTTTAGTTCTGATGATTTTTATAAAATAGCTGCTGACATGATTGAAAGTGGTAAAGTATCAGATAGTACAGCTATTACAGCTAATTTATTAAGTAAATTTAAGTATTCTACTATGGGAGCAGTTTGGGACTTTCTTAAAAAATATGCACCGACAGATAAAGGTAAATTTTTAAGACATATGAATAGAGTTACTAAAGCCATAGTTAGAGCTAAGCCTGAAATAGTAGGTATAAAAGAGATAACACCTGAAATGTATAATGGTTTTCAAAAAGTTATTAGAGAATCAATAGAGCAAACTATAAATAAAGAAATTCTAGAATTAGAAAAAACTTTAAATATTAGTAACATAGAAGCTATGCAATCAGGTAAACCTATATCTTTACCTAATATAGAAGGTAACACTGTTAGAAATGTAGATATAACTTCTAGTCAATTAAATGTTTCACCAGAAGGTCAAGTTATTACTGATATGTTTGAATATGATTCAAATAAAATTATTAGAAACTTCGTAGATGAATCATTAGTTACTAATGAACTTAAATTTAGAATGGGATTACCTAGTAATAGTTCTATTAATGAAGTAACAGATAAAATAGCTGGAAGAATAGATACTTATATAAATGAAACTAGATTACAAAATATAACAAAATCATATAGTAAAGAAATACAAGGTGCTATAGCTACACAAGATAGAGCGAAGGGATATCAAGTGGCTAAGAATATTGCTGAAATGGAAGCTAATAATTTAATACGTAATATTGAAAAAGATTTTGGAATGAAACTTCCTAAGAGTGAAGCTGATAAAATAGTTATAGGTAAAATTAAGGAGATAATAAATGGCTGCAAGTAAATGTAATCCTGAAATAATGGACTTATTTAGAGGTATAGAATTTAACTATAAGCTAAATTCTGCTATTAGTAGTTTACCTAAAAATCAAAAATTTAGTGCTGAGCAATTAGAAAATATGCTTAAAAAGAATCCGTATAATGTATCACCTTATGAGATTAAAGCCAGTAGGTTATTTGATAACTTTAGAGGTGATAATAGAACGTTTACCGCTGAAGAATGGGACCAAATGAATTTAGGTGAACAAATGTTTAGTACTAAACTTACTGATGAAACTATGGATGATACTTATAGTTCTTATACATTAAATAATAAAGGTTCTATGAATGATAGTTATAGAGTTAAAGAATTTATGACTACAAAACAAGATAAATCAACAAATCTTAGACATGAATTTGGTGATACTATTGTTGAAACAGATGAGCTTAAACAACTTAATAAACAAATGCAAGATTTAAAAGATAAATATGGTTTTAAAAATATATTAGATTTACTTAAAACAGATGAATATAAACAATTAAGTAATAAAATTAGATTATTAGAAGAATCAGATAAAGGTTATATAAAAGTATATGAGCAAAAATCACAATTAGGCTGGAATAGAGTACATCAAGATGTAATTAATGGTAAACCTTCTACAGTACTTAATGAATTACAGTCTGACTGGTTACAAGCTGAAAGACAGGGAGCTGGAATGTTTGAGAGCAAAGCTAAAGCTGAAAAAGAAGCCTATTATGCTCTTAGAGATAGATTAGAGACTGCTAGATTTGGAGGTAACCATGAAAACTTAACCAGTGAGCAGACTAATAAATTAGAGGATGAATTAAAAGCCTCTAGGCTATATAAGGAAGGAACTAAAACAGAGATAGCTGATTTTCCTATGAAACCTGATAAGTTCCATCAATTAATGATAGTTGATGCAATTAATGAGTCTATAGAAAATGGAACAAATAGAGTTGTAATACCTATTAAAAGAGAAAATGAGTTAGCTGGTACTGAAGGTGTTACAAAATTCTATGAAGGATTAGATAAGCAACTTAAAGTTATACAAAATAAACTAGGTAAACAAGGCTTAGAACTTAAGATAGGTAAAGAGGATTATATCGGTGATAAAGAGATACTAAATAAAAGTCCTATAGATAAAGCAGATGAAGTATTGGAATATGCTGAAAATTATATGTTAGGTTACTCTGAAGGCAAAGTAGATAGTTTAGAAGAAATATTGAGAGAATTAGAAGATATAGATGGTGCAACTATTGGTGACTTATTTGTTAAGATGGGTGAGCATAAAAATCTTAATACTGATGATATATTAGCTTTAAAGACTTACCTAATGAAAAAGAATAAACTACATACTATAGAAGTAATACAAAAACCTAATACACCAGTAAAGTGGGATGTTTATGCTTTAATATCATCATTAGGCTTAACTAATGAAGCTATTGAGCTAAGTAAAGAAGAGAATTAAATCTCTTCTTTATTAAAATAACTATTTACGAAATTAGTTTTATTAATTGCGACCGTCTCATATACTTGTTCAGAGATTCCTCCTTTAACCAATAAGAAGTGTACATCAATAGGTTCTCCTCTTTGCATATTACATTGCCTAGCTCTTCTTTGTGTATACCTTGCAGTTGAGAAATCCATTGAGTATATGATAATGGTTCTATACATAGATAGGTCAACTCCTTCTGCAAATGATGTGGCTTGTAAGATACAAGCATTGCTGAAGTACCTTCTAAGTTTGCTCTCCTCAGACTTGTAATGATAGAAGATGACAATATCCTCTGTGTCTCCAAACTCTGATAAAATATATCTACATTTTTCGGTGTTGGTAAGAATAGTATATTCTTCTTCATTTTTTAATGTACCTCCTTCTAATTGATGTAATCCCATAAGTAACTTCATAGGTGTATCAGCTATATAACCTAATGATTCTATAGCATTAAACTTAGTTAATTGATTATACATAAATTTAGTTTCATCATCTAGTTCTACATAGTGTAAAATATCATTAGGCTCATGTTCAAAACCTAACTCTTTTCTAGTATAACTAATAAACAAATGTTTAACATCTTCAAATGCTTGAGCTTTACACTCATTATATTGCATTACTTGTCTACCACCTAGATAAATCATATTTGGTATACCATAAACCTTAAACCAATCATAAAATGACCTATACCGTTTAAAGGGTGACCAAGCTGATAATTTTAATTGATGATATAATTGACTATAAGTTTGTGCACTAGGTGTAGCAGATAAAAATATAATAGGTTTCTTTAATGTTAATTTAGCAACACTTTTCCATATTTTACCTGTTCTAGGATAAGCTGATAAATTAGCATGAGCTTCATCAATAATAACTAAATCGTAATTATTACTAGTTAACTTATGTAAAGATTCATAATTAATAGTTGTATAAGCTTTAGTTATTTTAAATTTAACTAAAGTATCATCCCAACCACTTAAAGCTTTTTTCTTAGTTATAACTAATATATTATTAGCTTTAGACATCTCAGCTATTAAAATAGCAGTTAATGTTTTACCTGTTCTTTCTTCCATAGCTAAATAAACTAAACCGTTATTTTGTAATATACTATAACCTTCATTAGCTATTTTTACTTGATGTTCATAAGGTTTCATTTACTTAACTCCTCTTCTACATATTCTTTAACTTGTTTAAACTCATAAGCAAATAGTGATAAACCACCCTTAGCTCTTATTTTATCTATTTTCATTTTTTGAGCTAATTCTTGGTTATGGTACTTACCTTTCATTACTCTAATATAAGATTCTTTAGTTTTAACCTCAACTGTTAAATAATAAAGTCTACCATTAAATGGATAACCGCATTGTAGGTCATGTTCAGCTTTTTTACTAAACTGACCATTAACTACATGACCTCCAATCTTTTCAATAGCTTTAATTATCTTAGTTTGATAATCTTTTTCTAGCATTCTCTTTCCTTTTAAGACGTTTAGCTCTTAATTTTGATTTACTTTTAGCCATTATTTAATCTATCTCATTTTTAGTTTTATCATTTCTAACTGTAATAAAAGTAGGTTGAATATAAGTATCTAATATTTGCTCATATTCTATTTCAACTACTTTACCTAAGAACCAATCAGGTGACATAGCTCTATCTTCATCTGATAATCCACTTCCTACTTTAACTATTCTACCTTTAGAATCTTGTAAAATTAATGCTCCTATCATTTCAGAATATTTACCTTCACCTGCTTCAACATCAATACATAATAAATCAGCTGTAGCTCTAGATTTTAGTTTAATAGCTGTATTAACTCTTTTACCAGGTTCATATACATGACTCTCATGTTTTAAATATAGACCTTCATAACCTTCTTTAATAAAGCCACTAAGTTTAATTTTATCTAAACTAAATGATTTATTAGGTATTTCAACTACTTCAATATGAGTTCCTAATTCTAAAGATTTTAGATTTTCTAATCTCTTTGTAAACTTATCACTATTAACTAATGTTCTAGTACCATAAGCTATACAATCAAAAGCTTTAAATATATCTTTACCTGGAATAGTATTAGATTCTAAACCTTTAGAAAATAATGTTCTATAAGTAGTTAATTTAGCTGCTTTAGTTCTATCACCTAATTTACCTTCTGAATCTGCAATGTATTCACACTCTATAATAAAGTCTACATCTGGATTAAGATTAAGTAGCTCATCTGCTATATGCTCAATATAAAACTGTTTACCACCAGAAGTCCAAAATTGTACTTCATTATCTTTCTTATGTATTTGTACATAATTACCATCATATTTAATTGATGGATACCAACCATCTTGTAATAACTTAGATTTAGGTACTTTAGCTAAATCTTTACCTTTACATTGAGGTATCATTTTAATAATCCTCTAGCTTTTAAATGATTTCTAATTTTATCCGCTGGATTATACCATTTAGGACCTTTCATAGTTTTACCTTTTTCATCTTTAGTAGTACCTTTTTGTTCATTAGCTTCACAAACAAAATTATAACAAGTATCAAAATCTTTTTTAGTTAAGCCTTCACCTTGAATAATTTCAATCATAGTAGTCATATGAATTTCATAATAATTTTTAATTAAATTAAAAGCTGCATTATTTTCAGCTACTTTATTTAAATCACAATTATAACTATAAGCAATCATACCAAATTTAAATTGAATACCTTCCCAAACAAATCTAGTATCGCATACAGCATCTACCATTTCAACTAGGTTATTTTCAGCCATCCAACCATAAAACTCTTGTACTTCTTCACTTAATAATCCCATATCAAAATTAGGATTAAATTCAGTATTACCTCTAGTTCCACCACCTAATTCTTCTTTAACTGGTCCACCATTCCAAATTGCTACTCTTTTCATACTATTCTCCTATTGTTCTTACTTTAATTTTAGTTTTAGGATTTTCAATCCAACCATCATTATTAACTATCTTTCTAAATAAATCAGTAGTTATTTTAATATCATTTAAACAATAATCAATAACTTCTTTATATTGTCCTCTTTGCCACATAATAGCAGCATTTCCACCATTACCAGTTTTTCTATCTAATCCATTAACTTTACAACATTGGTCTAAACTAAAACCAGCATGTGTAGGATAAACAAATGTATCACCTAAACCTACAGCTCTCCAAATCTCTTGTAAAATATCATAATTAACTATATTTTCAGGTATAGTAAAACCATTGGCTATAATAAGTTCATCATCAAATCTTTTATTGTTAAATCCTACTAGTACATCTGTAATATTTAAGTATAATTGAAAATCTTTCATAGGTTTAATAATAAAACCTGGTAAATTGATAACATTGTAAACCTCGTCTATTACAAAAGCAATAGATTCTTTATCCCAGTTATTATAAGTGCCAATAACAGAAATACCCATATTTTCAAAATCATCCCAACCATTACAGTATTCAATGCCTTCTATTTTTTCTTCATTTTTATAATCAGCTTGTATAGCTTTTATAATTTCACAATCATAAACTAAAATTTTCATTTTTTACCTTTCATTTTAATATAATTATTTATATTTTCTCCAATAACAATTAAGCATTTGTTAACTCCTTTAAAGCATATTCACCAAATGGAAATAAAACTATTTTTTCTTGTTTATAAACTTCAATAGCTACAGCTAATGAAGCATTATAACCTTTATTATTTTTATACTGACTAACCATAGGTTGTGATATTTTTAGTTTATCTCCTATTTCTTTACTAGTTAAAGTATTATCTTTTTCTTTAAGTATTTTTAAATATTCTTGTATTGTTATACCTTCCATATATCTTCCTCCTATTAAATTTATATCTTAACTTTTAGACCTTAATATTTATATTAATATTAAAATAAAACTCCATATTTTAAAGATATGGATTGATTTATATTAAAAAATTTAATATAAAATCAAACTTTTAACTCAAATTTCAAAGCTGGATGAGGGTCATATTGTATAACTTCTAACATATCAGGGGTAAATGACTCAATAGTTGTAAACTCTTCTGTTAGTTGAGCTATAGGTTTTAATCTTGGTCTAACTTCTTCTAAATATTTATAAGCATTATCAATATGGTCTTTATAAATATGAGTATCTCCAAAATGCATAGTTACTTCACCAGGCTCTAAATTACATTCTTTAGCTAAACATTGAACCCATAAATAAGCTAAAATCATATCACTAGGTATACCAATCATAACATCTGCACTTCTTTGAGTCCATATCATATCTAATCTATTATTATTAACTAAAAATTGATAATTAAAATGACAACATGGTAATGATAAAGTTTCTAAATTTTCAGGTCTCCATAAATTAATCATAATTCTTCTACTACTTGGATTAGTTTTTAGTTCATACTTAGCTATATCTAATTGTGAATTAATACCATCAACTTTTTTATGTAATTGATTTACATAATCAAGGTTTAATTCACCATTTATATCTTCCCAACTATCCCAATAATTACAACCTAAGTCTTTAAACTCTTGTACTGTTTTTGCATTATTCATAAAAGCAGCAAATTCACCAATAACACCTTTATAGAATATTTTTCTACTATTTAATAATGGAATATCTTCAGCATTAAATTTAAGCTGAGTACCATGTAAAGATAAAGTTTCGCCATTTCGCCCAATTTTAGGTTCACCTCTTAATAAAACATTTTTAACTAAGTTTTTGTAATTTTGCATTTTTATACTCCATTAATCTTTTTTCATATAATTTTCTATTACCTGTTTCATTATTAAATTTAATATCAAAATAATGTAATGCCATAGAATTAAAAGCTATACATACCATATGAGGTAACCCTGTATCTTTATCTATAATTTCACCATTGTCATATTTTATTAAATGACGTTCTAAAGCATCTCTATATCTAGGTATATCTTTTTTAGTAGCTAATTTCCAATTATTTTCTTCATATTTTTCAGCTCCTAATGTTAATAGCATACTTAAATCTTCTTTAAATTTAGGGTCAATTAATCTAGGCTTTATTTTATTATCTAAAATATCATTCTTTTTAAAAGTACTCATTTTATTCTCCTATATATTCATCAAATAATTCTAATGGATTAAATAATCTTAAAACTATTTCACCATCTTCCTCTATTAATTGATGCATAGATACTAATTGCATAGTTTTCATAGCATCTATAATAGATAAACCTTTAGATTCATAAGCTTTAACTACTTGTTTCCACATTTCATATTCAGTTGTACAATCTTTTAACCATTTATCAGCACCTACTTTACCTATACCTTGTACTCCAGCTATACCATCATTTATATCACCCATAATAGCTTGTTTATAGTTATAAACTAGGGCTTCTTCTTCATTAGTATTAACCCATTTAGGTTGAATATTATATTTAGAAGATTGATAATAATTCCAATGTTCACCTGGAATAGATTTTAATATATCTTTATCTACTGCACATAAAACATAATGTTCTGGTAATTTTTTCTTTAAAAATGCAACATGGTCATCAGCTTCCCATTTTGTACAAATATCACCTTTATAAGTATCTAATAATAATGCTTTCAACTCATTTAAACCTGGTGGTCTATGTAGTTTAATTCTATTAGATTTATAATCTGGGTCTACTTCATATCTAAAATGCATACCGCTTGTAAAATATAGTTCAGCATCATTACAACCTGTCATAGCTTTAATTTTTTCAATATACTCTATAGCATGAGCTAAGGCATCATCTATATTTATAGAATATAATTTTTCTTCTTCAGCATCATAATTTTTATCATTTATTAATTTATTCCACTCTGCTTCTGTATACATCTCTTTTGGTAAAACTTCTTCCACTTGTTCATGAACACTACAAGCACCAAAAACAATTGTATCAGCATCTATTAATGCAACTTTATTTTCATTTTCTTTTTTAGCTGATGGATACATCACTATATCTTCTACTTCAAACATTTTCTTCTCCTTTATACTTAATTACTTCAACATTACAATCTTTTAAAAATTGTATACCTTCAGTTCTTTTATATTCTTCTAAATATACTACTTTTTTTATACCAACTGAAGCTATTAATTTTGCACAATTTTCACATGGTGATAATGTAACATACATAGTTAAACCATTAGTTGCTATACCTTCTTTAGCACAAAAACTAATTACATTTTGCTCAGCATGCACCACAAAAGGTGAAGTTTTAAGCTTATAATGTTTCTTTTTAACTGGACAATAAAAAGGAGCTTTTAATAAAACTTCTTCGGTTTCACCATCAAAATACTCTGGAAATTCACACTCATTACTTAATCCTTTAATGGTTCCATTATAACCTGTAGCAACTATTCTACCATCATCTGCTAAAACTGCACCAACTTTAGCTTTTGTACAATAAGATTCTTGTGACCATACTTTTGCACATTCTACCATTACTTTATCATATTTATTGCTCATAATTACACCTCTACTTCAACTTCAGTACCATCTGGTAATATATAACTATATTCAACAGGCATTGGAATATCTTTAAATTTAAGCATTGGTAATTTACAAACTTCTTCCCAACCTTTTTTCATAGCTTTTACTAATCTATCAGCCCATAATTCAACATCTTTTAAAGGTACTCTCATATAAATAGCATCATGAACTATATTAAATATATATTTAAGTGCTTCAGGATTATCTCTACATAAATAATGACTAGCTAGTTTTGTCATATCAGCTTCACCACCTTGTGTTCCAAAATTAATAGCATCAGTACCTAATCTAGCTAAATTTCTTCTTCCAGCTGGAGTTACTACAGGTGTAGATTTATAGTTTTGCCACCAATAGTTATGATAATCTTTAATTTGTTGATATTTAGTATCATATCTTCTTTTAATAATTTGACATTCTTCTAAAGTAAATTTAACTCCATATTCAACATAAGCATATTCTTGAAATGCTGGAGCTGACATACCAAAAATCAAACCAAAGTTAATAGCTTTACCTTTTTGTCTTTCTGCTTTAGTTACTTCTTCTAAAGTTTTTTCAGTGTGAACTAATAAAACTGCTAGTTTATGTAAATCATGACCAGCTTTAAGTTCATTATACATAGTTTCATCACCCATAATACTACAACCTAATCTTAATTGAGCAGTAGAGTAGTCAGCATGTAATACAACAGTCTCTTCATTATCTATTACCATAGGCTGATGGAATAAATATTGTAGATTTCTAGTTATTTGTTGAGCATTAATACCTCTTTCTAAATCACCACCTGTCGATGTAAACCTACCAGTAGCTGCTCCAGCTGGATTAAATCTAGTTTCAACCCAAGGATAATTATATTTATTTAAAAACCCTTTTCTTTTAAGTTGTCTACGTTGTGTAAAAACAGCCTCTGCTAAAGCATTACCTTCTCCAATAAGCTTAATTAGAGTTTTTTTATCAGATGAAGTAGTACCTAATGCTTCTTTAACTTGTTTTGGTGAATTACAATTTAATCCACCTAATTTAGCTTCATAATCTTTTATTTTAACTTCTACTGCATCAAGTTCATCTCTAACAGCTGATTGATATACATATAGATTATTTTGTTGATATTGAATAGCATAACCTATAGAAAGAATATCTATTTTATAAGATAATAAATTTCTAGTTTCTTGAATTTTTAGGTCTTGCCAAATTTTATATAAAGCATAAACATCAGTAGCTGCATATCTTAATTGTTCTTGAGATAAATAAGCTCCAGGTACAAATCCCATCTTTTGTAATTCTTTTTTATCTAAACCATCATACAAATAATCATAACCTAATCTTGAAACTATATTATCAAGTTTAAATTCTTTCCATTCAGGATAAGCACTTCTAGCAAGTAATAAAGTATCATCAAATTTACTTGTAGTCATATTTAATGTACCAAAATCATAAGTACAGCCTTGCCAAATAGTCCATAGTGGCTTTAACCAAGCTTTTATATCTTCTAATGGAATAATATCAGTATCTAAGATATAAATAGTCCTATCTGTTTCAGGTTGAAAAACCTGCACTAATCTAGTATTAACATATAAAAATTGTGTTTCTATATCTGAAAATGTTTCTACATCAGTTTTAAAATGTTTTACTTCATCTAAAGAATCACATATTTTAAAATTTATTTCGTTCATAGTTTACCTTTATTTTCTTTATTTTCTTTGTTAGCATAATATTCCATAATAGACCATCGTAAAGATTTAAAACTACTAGCATTTATAGGTAAAGCTTCAAAATCTTCTACTATAATATCTTTATAATTTTTATGCCAATAAGATAATCCTATATCAGCAATACTAGGTAGATGTGTAACTATTTTACCTTTATAATATAGTTCTACTTTTCTATTTTTATTATCTAATACACAAAAACCTTCTTTTTGCTTAGCTATAAACATTTATTATCCTTTTATTTGTGTAACTATCACATTAAATTAATTAAACTTATAATTATAATCAAATAAAAAGAGATGAAATTAATCATCTCTTTTAACTCTAAATATCTACTTTAGGAGCATCAGTTTCAACTGTTTCAGTACCCATACCTTCTGGTAAAAGTTCTTTATGTTTTTTCTTAAGTTCATCTAAGAAAGCATCAGGTGCTTTAATTCTTTGAACTTCATAACCATGCCCCATAGCTTTTTTATTATTAAATTTATCACCTTTTGACCATTTTTTAGTAATAATATAAGCTTCACCTCTAATCATACCACCATTAGCTATTAAATTTTTAAGCATAGTATTTGGTATAAGAGAACTAAGTGTTGCTCCAGCTAACATATCTTCAGTTGTATCTAATGTATGGTCAAATTTTACACCTTGAAGAATCTCAAATTCTCCATATTCACTTGAAGTTGCTTTAGTTTTATTATCATAATAAAAAGTAGTTGAAAAACCATTTTCTTGGTCACCTAATTTTACATCCGTATATGGTGATTTACCATCAATTTCTTCAGTTTCGAATACTGCCATTTCTTTTTCCTTGTTTCTTATTTTTTTTATTTCTAAATAGACCTCAAATAAATAATTATCTGAGGTCTAGTTTACACACAGAATTGAAAAATCCGCTACTAAGTTGTCGCATACTTAGTCAACTATAATTTTACTTATAGCTGAGATGAGTAGTATAATATTAATACTCCTCTACTCAACTATACAGCTAGTTTCTTATTTAAATTAGTTTAAAATCTAAAGACTTGAGTATTAACTCACAAGACTACTAATTAATGCATGCTTATTAGTAGTCAAGTCAGATAACCTGAGAACAAACTTAATTATTAAGGATGTAAATTCATGCTATAAGAATTCGCGTAACTTATAACAGAAACAAGGATATTTATATTAAATATCCTTTATTCTGTTATACAGCTGGTTTCTCTTTTAAACCTTTAATTTGTGAGAAATCAGGTGCTACAAATTTAGCTAGTTGTTTATTACCCTCATCTTCAGTAATTTTTTTAGCTAATAAATCTGTAAGAACAGCTTTTTCTGTTGCTTTTTTAGCATTAATAAATTTTTTTCTAGCAGACTCTGCAGCTCTAGATAATCTTTTTAATCCACCAAATTTATTGTTTTCAGAATCATCTTCATAGAAGTTCTCTGCAGTTGCTTCCATCCATAAACCTGAAACAGAACATTGTAAATATGCTTTACCATCTTTTGCTTTTGGAACATAAACATCTTCTACATTTACTGAAGCTCCACCTTTACCTGGTTTTAATAACTCATCTAATGCTTTTGTTAAAGCCTTTGGTGCTTTATAATTTGCACAAATAGCCATTGCTGATTCGTGAATTTCTTTTTTTGTTGCCATAATTTTTCCTTTTAATTTTTATTTTTTAATTATAATAATTATATCATACTAAATATTAAATTTAGCTTAAATTGAATTAATTTTATAAATAAATATAGAAAATTTATAAATTAATTCAATTTACCTCATTTTATTAAGTTGGATTATAATATCTTAAATAAAAGTTAATTTGTTTATATAATTTTTCTTTAGTCTTTAAACTTTTATCAAGTGAAAATACTATTATATAAAAAGTATCAATGTTTTTACAGTAATGTTCATTATTGTAAAGTAACTCTAATTTACTTTTACCAGACTTCATAAACTTTATAGCTATTTCTAAAGCTACTATAAAACTTTTACCTTCAGCTCTATGAAAATATCTCATAATATAAATACCTTTTTCTTAGCTCTACTTATAGCTACATACATCATTCTAGCATAATTATCATAATAATTATTAAGTATAGATTTTTGTATATCATCTTTAATTATCCAAACTCTATCAAACTCAGACCCTTGGGCTTTATGTACAGTAGATGCAAATTCATAGTCCATTATAAAAGCTCTATTTAAAGCATAAACCCATTTAAATTGTTTTTTATCTTCTAATGCTTTTTCTTTAGCTAACTTTATAATGTTATTAGCATTACCTATACCACAAATAACTGGTATAATATAGCTATTGCAGCTTATAAATTTTATATCTTTACAATCTATTAATGCTTGTAAATTAGATTCTAAAAATTTCTTATTTATTTGTGAATTTTGAAGATATAATCTTTCAGTTTTATAATAATCTATCAAATCTTTTAATGAAGGATTAATAAATTTTTCTACTTTAACTAAATCTGTTAAGTTACCTAATTGTACTTTTTGACCTTCATAAGATTTTATATTAAACTTTTCTGCTATTAATTTATTATACTTACCGACTATATTATTTGTATAAGCTAATAATCTATCACCTTTTTGAAAAGCATCTATAGTTTCCATTTTATGAAC